TATTTGGGGCTGCATCGATATTGATCAGTACCCTTTGGACCATAAAGGCTTGGTGGACAAAGTTGCGCAGCTAAAGCTGCCAATGGTTGTTTGCCGTAGCAAATCAGGAGGAGCACATGTCTTTTTATTTTCTAAGGAGCCTGCTCCGGCGCGGGAATTTCAGGAGTATCTCAAAAATGCTGCAGCGCTCTTGGGTGAAGCCGGAAGAGAGATATTCCCCAAACAATCAGAGATTCTTGTTGAGCGCGGAGACACCGGAAATTTTCTCAACCTACCGTACTTCGGAGGCGACAACGGGACGCGGTATGCATTCAATGCCGACGGGTCCGCAGCCACGCTTGAAGAGTTCTATGGTCTATACGAAGCGTGCGTCCAAGAGTTGCCGCTCATTGTTCCAGAAGCGCCGAAGCAAGCGGAGAGTCCCGTCAAAGATGGTCCGCCTTGCCTACAGGCTTTGTGCGCCCAAGGCTTTCCCGAGGGCACCCGTAATAATGGACTATTCAACATTGGAGTCTTTCTTAAGCGCGCATACCCCGCAGCGTGGGAAGACAAGATGGTCGAGTACAACTTCAAGTATGTATCCCCACCGCTCCCAAACAATGAAGTCCAAATCCTTGTCAAGCAAGTTGGCAAGAAAGAATATCTCTACAAGTGCAAAGACGCTCCGCTCAATAGCTTTTGTAACTCCGGCCTCTGCCGAACGCGCAAGTTTGGCATCGGAACGAACGGTCCTGATGCGCCTCAAATAGCAGCGCTGTCTAAGTACGCCAGTGAGCCACCCCTGTGGTTCTTGGATGTCAATGGCCGCCGTGTCGAATTGGATACCGAGAGCCTGTTCACGCAAGTGGCTTTTCAAAAGTCATGTCTGGAAAAGCTCAACGTGCTGCCGCCCACCTTGCGCAAGCAAGATTGGGAACAGATGCTCAACGCCCTTCTCAAAGAGATGGTGGAGACAGAGCAGATCACCGACGCACCAGAGGATACAAGCATCACTGGCCGCTTCATGGATCTGCTTGAAGAGTTCACCACCCACATGCAAGAAGCAATGGACCGCGAAGAGATGCTCATGGGTCGCCCATGGACGGATGTCGATGAAGCGAAAACTTATTTCCGGATCAAGGACCTCGAAGCACACCTGAAGCGTAACAACTTCATTGGCCTCACGGCCCCCAAGATGGCTCAGCGCCTTCGCGACATGGGTGGAGAGCCCATACCACTTTTCCTTAAAGGCCGTACTGTGCGCTGTTGGCGTATTCCGCGCTTTCAGAAACAGGACGCACCGTTCGAGTCACAAACCAAACGCACCATAGGGAGCCCATTCTGATGTTAAAAATTGATGGACACGACGACGCCATTCTTGGCCCTGCATTGATCTGGGGCATGGATAAAAAAGGTGGTGGAATTCGCACCAATGTTTTGGTATACGACGCCGAAGTTATTCGCAACACGCTCATGACACGCGACAACATGGAAGCGGACGAAGCACGCGAATACATTGAGTTCAACATCGAGGGCGCTTACGTAGGCCCCGATACACCTATCCTTGTTTGGCCCGACGATTTGTGGGACGAGGACTATGACTGATATCCGCAAGGTCTTTGGCCCTCCGGGATCTGGCAAGACCACGTACCTTCTCAACGTTGTTGACCGTGAGTTGGCAGCCGATCTGTCTTCAATGCAGATTGGCTATTTTTCTTTTACCAAGAAAGCAGCAACAGAGGCCAAGGACCGAGCGATTGCGAAGTTCCCTGCATTGAATGCGCGCACTGACTTCCCGTACTTTAGAACCCTGCACAGCTTGGCTTTCCACTGCCTTGCCGTCAAGGTGGACTTCATGATGAAGCCCGCAGATTACCGAGAGTTTGCAGCGCAGGCCGGCATTCAAATGAACGTGGTCCAAGAAGATGATGTGGACATGGCCAAGGCCGACAATCCCATCCTCAACGAGATCAACCTAGCCCGCATCCGCGGCGTAGACCTGCGGGAGCACTATAACCAGTGCGGTCTGGACATCGAATGGCATCACTTTGAGTTTGTCGAAAGATCCTATCGTCACTACAAACGTAGCAAAGAGCTTCTTGACTTCACCGACCTTCTGGAAATGATTGTGGTGCAGCCCGAGCGTTTGCCCTCCCTTGAAGTGTTGATTGTTGACGAAGCACAGGATTTGTCTCGCCTGCAGTGGCAGCTTGTCGAATCCCTCGCTAAAAAATCCAAACGGGTATTCCTCGCCGGCGACGACGATCAGGCAGTGTTCACTTGGGCCGGAGCAGATGTCAAGAGCTTCTTGTCATTTGAGGGCCAGATTACAGTTCTTGATCAGTCCTACCGCGTCCCCGCCATCGTTCACAAACTGGCCAACAAAGTTGTGCAGCAGATCAAAGAGCGTCAAGAGAAAGAATGGAAGCCCCGCGATTACGAGGGCGCTGTCATGACCTACTACCGCTTTGAAGATGTGCCGATTGATGACGGCCAATGGCTTATCATGGGCAGCACCAACTATCTTTTGAATCCTGTGCATGATTGGCTCAGAGCCTCTGGAATCCTTTTTGAGCGCTCAGGTGTACCAAGCCTTAGCCTGACCCTTTTAAAAGCCGTACAGGCATGGGAAAAGCTGCGCAAAGGGGCGTTCCTGTATGGCGATGAGATCAGGAACGTCTACAAGTACATTGGCGCTGAATATATAACCAAGGGCTACCGCACTTTTAAAGGCGAAGCGCTTCTTGAATACAGCATCAAGGACCTGCAGAACAGCTTTGGATTGCAGACTGATGCAATCTGGCATGAAGCTTTGTCCCGCATTACCGAAGACAAGCGTTTTTACCTGACCGCAGTCCTTAGGCGCGGCACCAAACTGTCAACCATGGGCCGGATCAAACTGTCCACGATCCACGGAGCCAAGGGCGGCGAGGCGGATAATGTGCTGCTGCTCATGGACCTCTCACCAAGGTTTGCAAAAGAGTACGCAAGTAACGGAGACAACGTTCACCGGCTCTTTTACGTAGGGATAACCCGCGCTAAACAGGCATTGCATTTAGTTTTACCCAAACATATTGAAAAAGGCTTCAAAATATGAAAAAAACCATACCCCTTTTTCCCACCCAAACAGAATGGTTAGCTCCAGAAGTATTCCCCAACCTATCTACAGCGAAAGAAATAGCAATTGATCTTGAAACATGCGACCCCAACTTGGAATCCATGGGCCCGGGATGGCCTCGGAACGACGGTTTCGTTGTCGGCTACGCCATTGCCGTCGATGGATGGTCTGGATATTTTCCGGTGGCGCATCAGGGTGGTGGAAATCTGGACAGACGCAGAGTGGAAAGATGGATCACGGACGTATTGGCTTACCCTTCCGATAAGGTTATGCATAACGCCGCCTATGACTTGGGGTGGCTACAAGCAAGTGGTTTTAAGGTCAACGGACGGATCGTTGATACCATGCTCGCTGCCCCAATTCTTGACGAAAACCGCTTCAGCTATGCTCTCAACTCCTTGGGATTCGACTATCTTCAAGAAATCAAATCAGAGCAAGGGCTCAAACAAGCCGCTGCGGACTTCGGAGTTCATCCAAAAAAAGAACTTTGGAAACTACCCGCCATGTATGTGGGAGAGTACGCTGAACAGGATGCAGCGCTCACACTGAAACTGTGGCAAGCATTCAAGATCCGCATGCGTCAGGATGAAGTGGAATCCATCTTCAACCTCGAAACAGAAGCCTTCCCTGTCCTGCACAACATGACAAGCCGCGGGATCCGGTTTGACCGCCCCAAATGTGAACAGCTAATCGATCAATTGATTCAGCGTGAGAAACAAATCCACAAGGACCTCAAGTCACTCATCGGATCCAACGTCGATATCTGGGCCGCACAAAGCATCGCCCTAGCCTTTGACAAGCTTCACCTGCCCTATGCCAAGACCGAGAACGGCCAACCGAGCTTTACAAAAGGCTTCTTGGATGGCTGTGAGCACCCGATTGCCAAGATGATTGTGGAGGCGCGCGAGACCAACAAAACGCACAGCACCTTCCTGCAGCCGTACCTTAACTTCAGTGCCAAGACCGGCCGTATCCACCCGCACGTCAATCAGATGCGCTCAGATGATGGCGGCACCGTTACAGGACGTCTGTCCATGGCCAATCCAAATTTGCAGCAGGTCCCTGCCCGCCACGAGATCATCGGCCCCATGGTGCGCAGCCTGTTCCTTCCCGAAGAGGGCGAGATGTGGGCATCAAACGACTTCTCTTCACAGGAGCCACGCCTCTTGGTTCACTACGCTTCCCTTCTTGATTTACCCGGAGCCGATATCATGGTTTCTGCTTATAGGGAAAACCCCAATACCGACTTTCACCAGATGGTTGCCGAGATGGCCGGCATCAACAGAAAAGCTGCCAAGACCATTGGCTTGGGTTTGATGTACGGCATGGGCAAAAACAAATTGGCAGCGCAACTGGACCTAAACCTTGACGAAGCGTCGGAACTTATCGACAAGTTCCACCAAAATGTTCCGTTCCTCAAGGGCACAGTCAATGCCGTAATGAAACGAATCGAGCATCCCGCATCCAACGGATCCATCCGCACCCTTCTTGGCCGCAAGTGCCGGTTCCCCCTGTGGGAGCCGATGGAGTGGGGCGTGAACAAAGCGCTGCCTCGTGAGCAAGCCGTCATGGAATACGGCCAACGGATCAAGCGCGCAGGCACCTACAAGGGATTGAACCGCCTCATCCAAGGGTCTGCAGCCGACCAGACAAAGGCAGCAATGGTTGCGTTAGCTCGGGAGGGGATCATGCCCATGCTGCAGGTTCACGATGAACTGGCATTGAGCGTCAAGACAAAGGAAGAAGCGCAGCGTGCAGCAGAAATTATGGCAACGTGCGTCAACATGCAAGTCCCCAGTCGGTGCGATGTGGAAATCGGACCAAGCTGGGGAGAAGCAAAGTAATCAGCGGATGCGGCCGTTGAGTCTGTCCGCTACCAACTGGGCGTAGCCGGCGATATCTAGCCAGTGGTCAACCACATCAGGATTGCCGTTGATGATGCGGCCAATCTTGTGGATGATCATGTCCAAGGACTCCGCCTGATCATGTGCCAACGTTTTGTCACGATTGTTCAAAGCGGCTTGTACAACACGTTTCAACATCTGCATGACTTCAGCGCCCTCGATAAACTTGCCGTAGTCCACGGCCCGAGCGTCAAGGGTCTCGTCTACCTCAGGCATTGGCAGCATCTCGGGCGGCTGCCATGGATCGTCGTACATCTCAATTCCCGTTTGCTCAAGCTCGTCGTCGTACTTAAACACGCCCTGCTTCAATCCTTCTTTGACGTACTCGTCTAACGGCACGCCCATTGCTCTTGCAATTCCTATCTGACTAGCAGACACGGTGACCTTGCGTGCAGGGGCAAGTGTGGCCAACTGCTCAGACTTCTTCGGGAACACAAAACCTTCCTTTTTCATCTTATTGCGCAGGCCATAGATTGCCTGCTTGCTCAACCCAAACCGGACAGCTACCTCATTCGGTGCTGCAGCAGGATTACTCTCTATAAACGACTGAGCGCGTTTGGTTTTAGAGGGGACTTTACGTTTAGTTGCTTTCATTTTGGACTTTCTTGGTTGTTAAAGATTTCATAATATTTCTTAGGCATTGGTGCCTTCTTATCTAACAGGGCGCGCAGCCACTCCGCGCCGCCCAATTGGTTGAGGATCATCCACTGCCGGTCAGACATCCTCACTTGTCTTCCGATCAGTGGCTCGGGTGGTTTGGGTCTTGGCATGTTCTAATAAATTCCTTGTCGTTACTCGTTTGGTCCAACAGCAAGCGCAAATCCACCTTGCTGCACTCATTTGTATCCCACCTTCCGGTGGGCGTTTCTTTTCGCATTTATTACAAAGTTGTAATGGATGGACATGCTGCTTGCTTCCAAGCACTAGGTGTTGACTAGTAAAGCTCACGTTTTCATGCTCCTGATGTAGACAGCGAAACTGCCTGTCGTGTCCGGCCCGAAAGCCTTCATCTTCTCAATTTCCTTAGCTACCTCCTCAAGGACCACGTTGCGCTGCATCGGAGAAACATAAAGATCAAAGTGATACGGCTGACCTTCAATATCTTGCAAGATTTGCTTGCCCAGATTGCTGTGCTTTTCCACCTCGTTAAAAGCTTCGTCCTCTTCTTGTGTCCAATCGGTCATGTGTTCTTCTCCTTAAGCTTGGCTTCGATGGCTCTGTACACTTCGTGGTTAGTTGCAACAGCATCAAACGTCTTTAGTCTGATTTCGGTAATCTCCTCATCCGTCAGCCCCTTCCAAGGGCGGACGTAGTCTTGAATATCGTCGTCGTCAGTCATTTGTTCTCCTTCAGTTTATCGTTTGCCAGTTCCATCATGCGTCGGTAGATTTCAGGATCCTTCTCTTTAAGCCGCCCCAAAAACAGTGGCAGCCACGTTTCATCGGTAGGCAGATTGCGCATCAACTCACCTAGTTCTTTGTATGTGGTCATGTATTGCGCTCCTTCAGCTTGGCTTCAACATCTCGGATTGTTTGAATCAAAGCCGCGCGCAAGGCTTGGTCTTTTTTTTCACCCACATTCCAAATCTCTTTGCGCTCTTCCTCCGTCAGCCCCTTCCAAGGGCGCTGTGAAAACAAAGGCCACACCTGACCAAGCGGTGTAAACAAGGGGCTGTTTTTGTCTGTACTAACCACGCCGTTAGTTGGGTCATACCATGCTAGTGGTTTCATACGTCACCCCGCTCAGATATGGAATCATGAATATCAATGCAAGCCGCCCATGCCGACTGCGTTGTTGGGTTTTCTTCAAGCCCCGCATACACATCAGCGTGTTTCTTGCAGACTTCAGCACACGCCTCACGCTCCCGCTCAATGGCTAAGTTGACCAAGGCAACTAAGTGCGGGGTTGATACGGTCCATGTTGTGTATTGCTTGTTCTCTTGCACCACTTTGTGCAATGCCTCTAGGATTTCATCTTGAGTCATGCCTTCTCCTCAAACTCGTCCTTTATCTTCTGACGATTGATCATGGCCTGCATGGGATCGACATCCCCCATCAGCACATCAAGCAGCAGGCGATCTATTGCCTTCAATTGCTTTTCCAATGCCGCGTTCTTGCTAACAAACTCCCCACAAGCGGCAACATATGGCCGCAAGATTTCTAGTTCTCTTTGTTCAGTCATATAACATTCCTCATCTCTTCAAAATAAGTCGCCGCATCCATCTCCACCTGAAAAATCACATCCGGATGCAAAACCCCGCTCAAGTCAACAGAACTGTTAGGCAAGAACACCGAAACAAGAGTCCACACCTCCGGATAGTCCGGCTCCAACTTCATCCCAGACATCGGCTCAATCGAGCCAATCTCTTCGGGCTCGTACTCAAACAAACACCTGAGCCTTAAACCCAACTCATCACACTCATACAAAAACTCATATTGATTGCTCATCTGTTACCCCACAGTCAAAATTATTAGAAAACCGATAACCAACGAACAGATCGTCACAGGCCACAAGGGCACAGGACGATGGATCGAGGACCATCCCATCAAAGCTGCCTGAACAAGCTCCTCAGAAGAAGTCATCTCAGGAGGCGGCGGTTGATACAACAACCCTATCTGTACCTTGCCAGTGTTAAAAGGCGTTACACGCCCGTTTGTGTGGTCAATAGAGATGCATTCATGCGCATTAGTGATCATAAGAAGCTCCCATCTCTTTCTTGGTCTTCATCGCATCCTTGTACGCATGCTCAAAGCCTTCCAAAAAGACCTCAACAGGCACGTCTAATTCTGCAGTCAAGATGGCTGTAGAGACAAGGCACGCGAACCACGCGTCAGAGGGTTGTACAAAAGTATTTTCGCAAAAATTAAGCAAAGTCTGCGCATCGTTCAAGATCTCTACGACCTTTTTATCCGGTGTCTCCGGTAATTTACCCATATCACTATCCTTTCTTTGTTAATAAAGTTTGTCAGAGTTTTATCAACGCTGACAGGGTTATTATCAAAGCATACGCAAGTTATGTCAATTACTTAAAGTGGCTTATTTCTTAGGGGTTTTCCCTTGGTTTTTGGGTTTTAGTGTGTCACATTATTGTACTGGGTGGATGTACAGTGGTGGGAGAGACACTTACCAAGGACCGCGGACCGAGGGTCAAAAGGGGTGAAAATGGCTCAAAAAGTAATACTAAGGTTTAGGTGCTATAGACCTTTTAGGGGTAAGGTATGTTTTTTTTTTT